TTATGTTATGGTCGGAATGAGGCAAAGTGAATGTATAAGAAGTAGCTTGAGCACTACCAGAGTAATTATCTTTTAAACTTAAAAAGTATTGTCCACCTACACCACAACAGTTTTGGTCATTTCTTATTGCAATAGTGCCTGTATTAGTTGGTATCCCTAAATCTGTTACTTGAGAACCATTACTACCATCAAATGTTTCTGTTTCTGTTACTTCTACTGCTAGAGCAGGTTGAATTGGAAAGGGATATATAAGTAGTCCTACTACTAATAATCGTAAAAAGGTTTGTATTCTGCTGATATTCACTCCTGCTAGAGGGTATTATATCATGAAAATTTAAGGCAAATCGTCTTCTGTTAAAGGCTCTGAAAAGTCTATGTGGTCAAGATTGTGCTCAAAAAGATATTCTCTGTTTTGATAATCCCAATCGCTAAGTTTTTTAAGCAACACAATTACCTCTTTGAGAAAGTATCCAAATATAAATCCAAAAAAATAATCCATAGCTGAAAATAATATCATAAACCTTTAAAATATAAGGTTTTATGTTGTTAAAAGATTGTTAACTAGAATTAGTCACCTTTGACTATATAAGCTGCAATTAAATCAAAACATCCAAAAAATAATGTTATACCTGCTGTAATGTATGCGGTTTCATATAAAGCAAAACCAAACTCTATGAAGTGAGCTAGTCCACCTATTCCTAAAGAGTAAGCTACATATTTTCTAAGCTTACCTCTTACCTCCGTCATATTCTTTAGCATGTCCCTCTTTTACCATCAGTTTGTTAATATTTACTCTATTAACAAAAAGTTCACCTAATATGCGACCATACTTACCTTTTCCGTGTGATTGCATTTCTACATCTTTAAATTCTACTTTGTCAATAAGCCACTGTTTCGCAGCAAGCCCTCTTGCTTTCTCCTCCAAATCTCTTGTTCGAGACTCTGGAGCGTTAATGCCCATAAGTCGTACACGACATTTATGCCACACATCAAAACCCAAATCCACTCTAACATCTACTGTGTCTCCATCTACTATTCTTAAAACTTCTACTTTATAATAATACTTCATATTTTACAAGCATCTCCACAATCATCATCATATTCGTGAGAGGTATCAATAAAAACAGGGTTTTCTGTAAACATATTGTCTGGAAGTACAAAATCATCTTCCATTATAAAAATTTCTTTACAGAACCGCCACCAGAACCACTTCTTGGTACTTGTGGTAATAAAAATTTACCACCTTCTCTGTGGTCATAGTCAACATAATTAACTGTTACCTCTTCACCCGATTCAATTGCATCTGCAATCGCCGGGTAAACTTTTTTATACGCCACAACTGAAGAGCCGACAAACCCGTCTTTATTTGTTATATTTTCAGTTTGATTAGAGCCCAAAATTAAACAACCGGCCGTCGATTCGTCGGTATTCCCCGTGTGCCATAAAATCCACTCAAAATTTGGAACATTATTGACATAAATCATACCTCGGTGCCAAGCACCATATTTTGCAGTATAACGATTGTGATAACCGCCTTCTGTACGAAGTGTTAGCTTATACTCACCTTCTGGTATACGGGTTTCCCCTCTAATTTTGTCAGCTCTAAATTCGTCTTCAATGGTATAGCAAAGAAACTTGCGTTCATTATCTGTGATATCAAATAAAATACCGTTTGTTGAGTCTTCTTGTGAACTTATTCTTAAAACTTCTAATTTCATTCTCTTTCCTTTCCAGCTTGTATTGCTGCTAATTGTCTTCGTTGTTTTCTATTAAGATTTGGGTATATGCTTTTAGGTAATGTGTAAGCTCTTTTTTTACTCATTATTACATTTTATACTATAAACGACAACGGAGCGGTTATACCGCTCCGAAGTCCACGCACACCTGCACTCTTTCGAGTGCTCTCATTTCTGAGAACTTAACCCTTTGGTATTTTTGACATAAAGTCAAATGGTGCGTCTTCCAGTGCGTTTTGGACTACGGCAACAAGGGCTGATGCACCAGCAATTAAGCCAGCCATCAAAACATCTGCTTCAAACATTCCTGCTTGATTAGCCATTAGTACGCCTGCAAATACTTGTACTGCAGTTCTAACAGCTCTTATAGCTACATCTTTCCAGTAACTGTTCTTCAAAATAATCTCCTAACTATTTTTTTGATAAGCGAAGGTAGTATCCCATGTAATTTTACCAACTATACCGTCAGCTTTTAATTCATGTTCATTTTGGAATTTAATGCAAGCCTGTTCAGACTTACCACCATAAATTCCATCTCCGCTAAGTCCACCAACAGCAATTTGCCATTGTTTGACATCTTGACCTCTGATTAAGGGAGAATTTCTCATAAAAAGTCTTCCCGGCCATTTAGGCACTTCAGAAAAGTCATAAACTTGTGTTTCTTTATTTTCTTTTACTTCTTCAAACTCAGTATCGTAATCATCAATAGACATTCCTTTCATATAAGAAAAGAATTTTTCCCAGTCGAAGTTATCACCGGGGTCTGTTCTTCTATCTGGGTCACATTCAGCATGCGAAATAAAACCTTTTTTACCTGCGTCCCACTCTTCTTTAGTAACTTTCTCCATCGGTATATCGTACAGTTCACATTTTTCTGCACACCAACTAGCTGATAGGGCGATTACTGCTTCTTCATAAACAGGGTCATCGCCCCATTTATCAGCAAAGTAGGCAATCTCCAACCCAAGGGATTTACTATTTTGTCCCCTGCAATGAAATGCTGTGTAATCATCTGGCACTAAGTCCACTATCTCTTTATCGTCAATTACTACATGAGCAGAAGCAGTTCTGTCAGTAGTTGAAAGATATTGTGCAATATTACTTGCTTGCGTCCCACCTTCTGCGGTATGAACTACAATACCTTGTATTGCTTTTGAGCGTGTTGAGTAATAATGACCTTGTTTGCCGTTATCACGCATCTTAGCATTTGGGTTTTCGTTTTCTACTAAATAAAAACTCATAATATTCCTACAATTAATGTAATTGTTTGTATTAATGCTAATACTACTACTAGTTTCTCTAATCTTGAGCTTTTTGATTTAAGCTGAGTTATCTCATACCAAATTTTATCTCTGCCTATTTTTGACATTTCTACTCGATTTGAATTGTCTCTTATTTGTTTTTTTAAATCGTTAATTGCTTTAAACATATCAGCAGGTGTTACATCTTTCATAAGACTTGCATATTATCCCAAGGAAGTTTGTTTTCTTTACTTTTAACAGAAAAAGTAAGAGTTCCAGAAAACGAATTTTTTCCACTAAGGGATTCAAACCATTCTGAACCACCATCAACAGAAGGTGCTTGCATAAGTGTTCGCTGACCTTCGTTAATTACAAATAAATGATGATAATGACCCGATAATAGAATGTCTACATCACCTGCATCTGTTTTACCAAATGCTTGTCCAGACAACCAATTAACAGCTTTTTGGTGAGAATATCTCCCCCCGGTGCGAAATTGGTGTCCATGTGCTGCACCTAAAATGACTCCATCAATATCTAATGTTAGGTAAAGTTCATTATCCGGTATAACAAAAGATACATGGTCAAATGCTTTATTTTCCGCAAGTATTTCTTGTGCGTGGTCAAATATAGAAACATCCATATTGTCACCCCAGTTAGTAAATGCTTTTCCATTTTTACGATTTTCACCGTGATTTCCGGGAACACATACTACAACTACTTTATCAAAATGAGGTGACCATTTTTTAAGTGCTTGTACTAATAATCTTCTAGCTACCATTTCTTGACGGCGTTGGTCGAGCTCGACTGAAAAATTTTGCATGGCGTAATGTTCTCCACACCCTTCGACGAGGTCACCTAATCCAAACACATAAAGTTTATTTATAGGATTACCTGCTTTACGAAGCTCTTTAACTCTATCAACAACATCGGGTATCATTTGAGTAACTCTTTTTACAATACCTTCTGTTCCGTCTCCATCGCGTTTTCCCATTTGCCAATCCGATAAACATACAACAAAACTACCGTTTTCTTTAGTTTTAAGTTTACGAGTTGGTTTTTTAACTTTTTTAATTTCTTTGACTAATGCTTCGTAATCAAAGTCATTTTCTAAGTGTTTTTTAGAACGAACATCTGCTTTATAATAAAACATTCTTTGAACACCTTCGGGTGTTTGCATATCCCAAGTTCTAACATGAACAGGTTCTATAATTTCAAATTCATCAGCATTAAAGCCAAGTAATTCTATATAGTTATCCCATTTTTTTCTAGCTTCTTTTTCAGATTTTACTGGACCAGAAGCTACATAACTTTTTCCGCCATTTAAGACTACTCCGGGTTCCCAACCTTTAGGATGTTCTTTTTTGTCCGCTTTTGCGTTTTGAACGCTTCTTACTGCTTTACTATACTCATCTAGACTTGACATCGTGCGTGTCCTTAAGCTGATGACGAAGAGTGTGTATTGATAAAGGACATTCTTTTTCTACCATAAGCCATCTTGCTATAGTACTTATTGGATATCCGTTATCTATTCCTTCCAAAGCTTCTGCCCAAGCTTGTCTATTTTCTGGAGTTTTTTCTCTCCACGCAACCCTGTTAGATTGACTATTTTCCTTTTCAGCAAAATTTTCTAAACTCATAAGTTTATTCTTCTTCTGCTAAAGGCGTAGGTACAGTTCTACTAGCTTCTAAGACTGTTCTAAGTCTTGAATTTTCTATTTCTTTATTTGCAACTTTTGCACCTAAATCACGAATAGTAGCGTCTGATTGTTGTAATTGTTGAATTAATGAAGTAACAGCATTAGTAAGCTGTTCTTTATTCATATCTTCTAATTTAACATTTTCTGCCATATGACCTCCAAGTCAGTTATTAATATACTTATTATAACAGGCTAATTGCAGGTTATTGGCTTTTAGATGATTTCTTTTTAGTCGTCAAATTGCTTACAGATTTTAAGGTACATATTTACCATATCGTCTGCGTCTTGAACTAAATTGATTCCTTTTATTCTCATATAATTAAACTGTTTTAAAACAGTTTCTTTGAACTTTTCGTCATCAATAAGTTCGTTTATAGCATCTTCACGCTTTGTCCCGTCTGGGAATTTAGGTATATCCATAATAGGTAGTATAACATGAAAAGCGGGAATGGTGGTTCCCGCTTTTCCCATAATGGTGGTTATGGTTAAATATTATGTTTTAAATTATACCATATAAATATTAAAATAAATGTAATGATTTAATTAAGCTTCTGAATACTCAATGTTTTTCTTTATTTCTTTAAACATATTTTTTGGTTGTCGTTTATGTATAATATCAAATAAATTTTTTGTACCTCTTTGATAACTAACAAGTCTATTGTTTTCTTGACCCCATTTTTCAAATAATGGTGTAGAAGTAAATTTATGTAATCTTACAGGTTTAGAAAATAATAACTTCATGTGTGGTTGATTTTTTACAAATTTTGCTTGACCTTTTAATTCTTGAAAAGCCCAAGCTGAAGACAATGCTCTTGGCATTTTATTAATTTCTAAAACTGCCTCAATATATTGTAAATTATCAAAATTAGACTTAGTTTCGTTCTTTTGTAATCCAATCAAAGCCATAGATATATCT